AAACCTGTTGTTTCTGTCTTTCATCTTTTATTAGTTTTAATATACCTGAATGAATGAAATTTTCAAATACACTAGCCATAGTATTTTTGCTTTTTTTTGTGAAATGCATGGTCAACCATCTAGTGTCTAATCCACGGTCTTCTAATTCCCCTCTAGTGTTATCTACATAACCAGATGTTAGGTTAAAATTCTCGGCTACTTCATTTAAATATTCTATTTGGTCTGCATAATTCCAGCCATCTAGAAAGGAAGAATGTACCTGCTCTAAATACTCACCACGTTTTCTAAAGACAACTAAATGAGATGGGTGTCTCTTTTTTCCTACATCAAAACCACCAAAAAATTGGTCACCAGTTTCCCATTCTGGAAACTTTTTAGTTGCTGGAGCGGACCTTAAACTTTCATCTTCACATTTTGTTATGTCTTCTTCATTAAAATAAGCTTCAGTAGCAAAGTGGGGTATTAACATAAACTCTGATGCAAATGATTTTGGTCTTGCTTTTTGTTGTGCTAATAGATATGTTTCACTCATTATCTCTGGGGCCAATACCCTTCTTCCAGGCACTGGGTCTAACGCCGGCAATACCCTAGATTTAAACCTTGGGTCTTCTTGAAGCTTGGCTAGTATATCCCCAGGTAACATTGGAGTCCCAACCACAATAACTGGTGCACTCTTCAATGGTATAAACATAGACTCTGTCATGAAGTGGTCTTCAACCTTAGTTATTTGTCCAATATTCAATGGATTCTCTGGGTCTCTTAATACGTCATCAGCAATCAAGGCACCATTGACATGCATACCCCTTTTGAAAGAAAATAAACCACCATGCATAATATCCATTGGTTGGTTGTTTTTATAGAACCTTGCTGAAAAATCTGCTTTGGGGTTTCTGTTTATAAGTAACTCCGAGATAACTGGGTTTCTACTAACAAGTTTATTTATCTCGGAAATATGATATCTAGCCATACCATCACTATAAGATAAATAAAGGATAGCCATATCTCTAGGAGCCTTTAATAATCTCCAAACACTAAAGGCATGACCTAATATTGTAGACTTGAAATGCCCTCTAGGTAACACAGCTACATAATTTAAACCCTCTGCTAAACATTCCTCAACATCCTCGGCTAAAAGACTTACATGCCACGCTTTGAAATATTCTGGGTTGTCATAACTCAAAGACCAAATGTTTTCTATAAACTCTCTAAAGGACCCTACCTCATGTTTTTTTTGGGCTGCAAGTCCATCAGCAAGAGCATTAAATGCCTGGTCAATATTTACTAAATCTTTAGGCATTATTAAGATTCCTCATGAATCATATACACGCTTTTTAATTTTGTAGATATTCTTTGTAGAGTATCCGCATCCTTTATCTCATCAATTAAAACGGCCATAATATCGTTTATAAAATTTAGGTTTAACATTCCTTGCATAACTTCTCTTTGACCTTTTATAGCTATATCAGCCGCTCGTGTAGCGTCTAGGGCTCTATCAAACTCTAATCCCCTTAACTCAGCGGACGCTTTTGTAGCCATATCAGAATATTGTAATAATTGCTCATCTTGAATTTCTGAATAGTCTTTAGCCTTTTGTTTAACAATACCACTTTGTTGGTCAATAACTGCTTGAATTTTTTGTTCTCCCCATTTTTCTTTTTTAGCCCACATATAAATAGTGGGGGGAGAAACTACATGCTCGTCTGTAGAGACTTCTGCAGCTATTTGTTTAGCTGTTTTATCCCCTTCTAGGAATAGCTCCATAGCTTTTAATTTTATTGAATCCGGAAATTGTTTTGGCATCTTATTCGTATATACTGTTACTATCTAATCCTCCGTACCCATCATCAGATACGTGTTGTGAATCTATGTTACCTCCTAATGGACTACCATCAGAATTTAGGAATTGGGAAAAGTCCCAATATCCTGTTTTATTTGACGCTCCATTAAAACAAGTTGGTACTTTTACTTTAGACCCTCCGGGCATTTTTAGTTCATTATATTGTACGGCTATCTCACCTCTTGTACAAACCCCATCCCAAATATGTTCTTGCTCTGCAATAGGTTTATAGTTTAATCTCTTTAGAATCGTGCCTGTAGTTCTTTGTAAGCCTTCGACTTCTTTATTACTTACACAAGCTTTATATTGACACCACACAACAGTACCATATTTCTTTTTTACATCTTCTATTGTTGGTGTATCTTTTGGTAACTTATCTTTATATTCCTTCTTTTTCTTTTCCTTCTTTCCCGGAAAAGCCATTTGAAAATTTCTCTCTACTTTTTGTAATCCTCCGCCTCCTACCATACTAGAACCTCCTTTTGTTCCATAACGCAATGCAAGCAGCGTCTGCGTAATCTTGTTCGGGGAATTTATCTCCCCACTTTTCTTCAGCAAATCTTTTTATGTCTGTTTTTTTGGCGTTGCCTTTTCCAACAATATTTTTTTTCCATTGTCTATTATCTATAATTATAGTGGATATATCTTCTTTTAATAAGAAAGCCCACACTGCTCCTACCACATTAGCTATTGCAATTGTAGTTTTAGGATTCTGTATAAAAATAGCTGCTTCAATGGCTGCAGAATCTATTATATCTATTGTACTTAATTCTTCTGAAAATTCTTTAGTCATAATAGGAAATCTTAAGTCAAACCTTTTTTCCTTACTAGCCCATTTATCTAAAGATAGCAGCCTCTCCTTGTCATCTATTAACGCTCCATGAATAGCTAAACTAGAACAATCTAACCCTAAAAAGTTAATCTTGAGCCCCCTTGGTTCTTAATGTAACAATTCTACTTACTGTCCCATAAGCTTTGTCGTATGTGTCCAAAAGGCCTCTAACAATACGTAATTCAGCCTCTTGTTCGATAATATCTCTCTTCACTTGTTTTAGTTGTTCGTTTTCAAACATAATTTCCCCCCTAATCTCATCTTTTGTGGGTTTTTTCTTTTGTGCCGCTTCATATTTTTGAGTCAGTTTATATAAAGAAGCCGAGTAACCCTCATTAAATGAGGCTTCTAGAGCCCCTAAAGCAGCTTCAATTGTCGCTACCTTTGTTTCTAAAAAGGCTTCATAGCCACCATACATAGTTAAAAATCCTTCAAGTTCTTTATCAGAATATTTATCTAACTCTGAAAAGTTTAGGTTTTCCCTCTCGGCTAAATCAGGACTAAAGATTGGTATTCCCAGAGAGTCCACTTTTTTTCTGGCTCTACCTAAAGCCTTCATAGGAGTCCATTTTGTTTCTCGTTCTTGCATTATAGTTCATCTCCTACTTTCCTACAGTTACACCACGTAGGTCCAGTACACACTGTAGGTCTGCCCAACATCTCTTGAATACGAAAACATCTATCTAATATATCATTCCAAATTTTTTCATCCCTTTTTACCAGAAAAGATTTTATCTTCTGGTCATTCTTGTTTTCATATAAAACAGTACCCATATCATAGTTTCCCATGCTTAAATAAATCTGTATTTGAATAGCATGTTCCGGTTTAGGATTTTTTAATTTAACAAACCCATTAGTATTTATAGATTTGAGTTCCACTGGCATCTCATTATAAGTAGCGTGCTTTATTAGAAAGTCAATCCTTCCTGATATAGGAGGTGTCTCTTGTTTAACCGACACTTCTCGGTCAAGTAAAATATTTAAATTACTAAACCATTTTTCTACTCTATCTTCTAGAGAATTCCCATTTTGAAAAATTCTTTCGAGATTCGGTGGTAATGGTTGGTCTATCATTAAACCGTTATAACATAACCATAAAAATTTATCGCAGGGGTTACCTAAAGAGGATGGATAGAACACACCTGCTTTCGGAGCTTCCATAGTTCCTGCTAAGGAACCATCAATCATATCTTCCAGCCACAGGTCTGCCGGGCTTTTTTTAGTTGCTTTACGAGACTTTGAATATCTCTTTACGGGTTTAATTTGGTTAATTCCAGCCATAGTGTATCCTTTATTTTTCCTAATGTTTTTTCTTTTATGTGTACAATATACTCAATTTCATCAATTGATAATAAATCCTTATCTCTTTTCCTATCTCTTTTTGATAAATGTCCGTAAACACCATCAGCCTCAACTACCATCTTTATTTCTGGAATATAAAAATCTAATATATATGGGTGATAGTACGCCTGTTGTTCATACCTCAAACCAAATTCATCTAAGCATTTAGCTATTAGATTTTCTTGGTCAGTATAATCTCTAGGGGGTAAGTTCATCTTTCAATTTACCAAACAATTTTTTGTCTTCTATAAACTTGGCCTTTATACCACCCAATCCCATGGCTTTAATATCCCCATAGGTATACCAAGGTCCAGCTTGAGTTATAATCTTCTGATTGATTGCATCACGTATATAACTTTCAAGAACATCAATACCACCCCCCACTCTAAATGGTACGATGGCGGAATCCCAATTCTCTCCCCCGGTCTTAGATTTACGTAACCTAACATTCATGTCAAACCCCACCTTTTTATCTCCCTCAGTTATCCAGCCCTTTCTTTGTACTTGAAGAATAGAATGAGAGAAGAAAACTTGCCCTTGACCTGCGGGCATATTATCTAATGCTACTGGCCCCATACTAGCTCGTACTTGATTTATCGCAACAAAAGCAGAACCATTTTGTAGGTATGGGAAAAGTTTGGGGAAAGAACTATTTACAAATCTAGCCTGCCATGCCATAGGACTATAAGCAAAATCCCCCTTAGCAACTTCATCTGAAATAGCAGCTGGAATTAACCCTGCAATACTGTCTAAGACTATGACCTCTATACCCGTAGCCATTGCTTCTCGTATGTGGGCCATGGCTTCTTCTCCAGTAGTAGGTTGAGAGACCAATATCTTCTGGTCATCTATCCCACAAGTAGTCATCCAATCTTTATCATAAGATAGCTCTGTATCTACCCATACGGCAGAACCCCCCATCTTTTGAGCATTTACCACTATCTGTGAAGCTAAATAAGATTTACCCACATTGGTTGGTCCATATATAAGGGTCATTTTCTTGAAAGGTATTCCACCACCAGTAAGTTTATCTAACGAAGGAATGTTAAAAGGAATTCTATTATTGACAAATGTATCACTATCTCCCTTTTGAAAACTCAAAGTCTTATTTTTTAATAGTTTTTCTATAGCATCTTCTGCTGTTTTATCCATTCTTATTCCTCCTACGCACTGCTTCAGCCCACGCTAAGTAAGTAGCACAAGTCTGAACTATTTCTATAAATAATTTGGTCTCATTTTGTCCATATATTTCTCTAGCAATATCACCATTTCTTTCGACAGTAATAATATTCCACCACGCATCATCGTGGTTCTGAGCTCCCCATATGTTATCCTGTCTCTCTCTTTCAGCTAAGACAGCTTCTAAAACAGATACACGGGCAGGTTCAGAAGGATTACTTAGAGTCATCTAACATATCCTCGATTTGAGTGTCTACCTTTCCTTTGATAAATTCCCATATAACATCAGCCACTTTTTTTGATTCTTCTAGCTGTGGTTCTAGAGGTAAATCTGTATCTATCTGGTCTACAGATAAGTCTACTCGACCATATTGGTTTTGTTCTAATGGACCTACTCTAAACGTAAACCCTAAATGTGCACTAACTTTTGGCATCTTTTTTCTCCTCTAATTTAATTGTTTCTAATAAAAAGGGTTGTCCTTCTATATCTTTTTTTGGAACTGCATAATTTATTGTTAATTTATTTTCGTTTAACACCGGTTTTCGCCACCAAGTGTTATCACTGTTTTTAAGTTTTCTTCTCACCTTTGAACCGCCTTCTGTTGTTAGATACGTATATCGTGACTTGTCCTTATTAAGGGTTGCCGGAGTTCTTGCTTTGTGTTTAGGAAGCTCTTGTTTGAACCACTTTTGAAAAGGTTCACGGTCTAAAACGTAAATTTTGTCTTGGTTGATATAATAGTAATAAATTTGGTCTGCCTCAGTTTTTACTAAACATCCCGGTGTTCTATATAAAACATGGCTAATAGTTTCAACCATCAGATTTTGGCTTGCTTGAATCTTTCTCTCCTTAGCTTCCAGCCAGCTTATTTTTTCACCATCATAATAAGTATCTGTTTTCAATTCGATGCTTTTGTACACAGTATTATCTGAGTTCATAAGAAGAAAATCAATGTCTTTCTTTCGATATTTGCCTATATCTCTAACATCCTTTATAGCTTTATCTGGATATTTATTTTGAAGGAGGGGTATAATCAATTCCTCCCCTTTTGCCCCAATAACATTTGAGTCCTCAAAGTTATACACTTTAGACTCATCTACTTCAGGTTTAGGGGTATCTAGCTCCTCTAACTCTGAAATAGGTAAATTATACATATCTTGTAATGTAGTAAAATCATTAGATTTATCTACATCCCCTTTATCCCATTTAGCAGCCTCTTTAAAATACTCTTCTGCGTCTTTACTTCCCACATACCATACATTTTTTAGGTCTTTATAAGCCTTCTGACCATTTCGTTTTGTTATAGTCTCACCAAACTCTAAACTTATAAAGGCATATTTGTCGGGATTCTGGTGGGTACTAGTGGTTGCTACTGAAACATCATAATTTGGTTCGGGAGCCACCGTCCTTCTTTTAGTTTTCACTTCAATTCTTTCGTTATTTAAGACTACATCATGGTCTTTACTTCCTATGGCAGAAGCTCCAGTATAAGCACAAAAAGCTTCTTCTCCTAAAAAGCCTGCAACATTTCCTCCACCTTTTGTTATAGAGTTTTTTATGGAGCCCATCTCTTTAGCTCTGGCCCTAGCCCTTGCTATCATTTCCTTTGTAAAAGGTATTCTTTTCATTGGTTATTCTCCTTATCGCCTAATAATTTATCAATGTCAGGTCTATTATTCCAAAAACCTTCTTTATAGCTTTCATATTGGGCAATATAATCATCATAATCAGCTTTTGATATTTTGTTATCTAGTATAACCTCTCCAAATGAATAACCCTGTAGATACGGACCACAATTAAAAGTCCCTTTGTCATGCTCCTTTTGCCCTATTTCCATCCATTCTATTGAAAGGGGGTCCTTTAAGTCGTCCCATTCATTTGAATCTAAGTGTTTTTCTTTTACTACTATTGCATGTTGAAACCCTCGTATAAAATCTTTAATTACTTTTTCTCCTAAAAGCATCTCATGTTCACTATTGTAATAAAGGTCCCCAAAGGTCATCTGATATTCATTTGGTCTTTCAACGCTACTCATTCTTATTCTCCTTATCACTAAAATGCAATAACAACATTGCATAGTGTATTATTTTTAGTATATCTTTTCGTGGTGTTCCTTTT